AAGAAACGTGTCAAGAAATAGTTTTTTAAATGAGTCTTATTTTAATATTGCAAGAGGCAAAATAAATAAAGCTTCGTCTATACATAAGTTTGGTAGAAATCCAAATGTAGGTGGTGCTCCAGAAACAATATGGGAACAAGGTGGCATTTATACTTACTTGACAGTTGCCTCAACAGTTTATGTGTATGGAGCTGATGCAGAAGATGGTGCATCTGGAACAGGTGCTCGTACCGTTACAGTCCAAGGATTAGATGCCAACTATAATGAAATTGAAGAAACACTTACAGTAGATGGTGCAGTTTCAACTAAATCATTTTTAAGAGTTTATAGAGCCTTTGTTGCTTCAGCAGGTTCATTACAAACTAATAAAGGTGATGTGTTGATATCAACAGGTGCAAGTGGTGGTGGTACAGTATTGGCAAAAATTGCAACAATTGGTATAGGTACAGTATATGGTCAAGGACAAACAAATTTAGCACTCTATACAATACCTGCTGGCAAAACAGGTTATTTAACAAATTGGAATATAGGAGTAGGTGCTTATAATGACGCCGTAACTGCTAACTTATATACAAGAGAAATAGGCAATGGTTTAATTTTTAGAACAAGAGACGTTATGGATGTTCCAGGCGGACTTCATCAAAGAATATATCAAGTACCATTTAACTTACCTGAAAAAACAGATATTGAAGTTAGAGCAATTGCTTCAGCAGGTACAAATATATCATCAACATTTGATATTATACTGATTAATAATAACTAAAATGGCGCGTAAAAGAGTAGCAAAGAAAAGACCAGTGCCAACAAACCCAGCACTTTATGCTAGGGTAAAAGCAGAAGCAAAAAGAAAGTTTAAGGTATATCCGAGTGCATATGCAAATGGATGGTTAGTAAAAACATATAAAGCCCGTGGGGGCAAATATAGAATGGGAAAACCTAAGAAGTAGTGCACTTAAAAGCAAATAAAATACCAGAAGATTATAAAGTAACAGAAATAAAATTAGAAGATATTTGGGAAACAGAGCAAGAAAAATTAAAGTTTCCAGATCTAGTATCAGAAAGATACTTAGTACTTGAAAAAAGTATTCCAGAAAAAGGTATGGCAAATCCCGTACCAATTTATGAGCATAACGAAAAGTATTACTTTTCAAGTGGAATGTTAAGACTTACATATGCTTATAAAAATAACTATACTTCTATAGATTGTATAGTATCACGAGATTTAAGAGATCTCAAAGAATTACAAATAATGTTTAGTAAAACAGAACCTGAATATTTCCCAGAGCATTTAGTAGATAAATGGTGGGATACTAAGCAGAGCTATAATCAAAGGCGACGGAGACAAAGATGAAAGCAATTTTAACAAAAGAAGGAAAATTTCAAGTAGTTGAAAAAGACGGACATACTGATGCAGCTTCCGCAATGACAAGTTGTAAAGTTATTATGTCACATTGTCAAATGATACTTGATAATTTAACAGACCCAGAAGCAAGTCTTCCAACTTGGTGGACAAATAAGTTAGCCGTATCAGAATACGAAGTAGTGTCTGCAGCAAATTATCTTGCTTCAAAAGAAGGAGACATGAGTCACGCAGAGCCAGAGTAATGGCTAAACCAAAAGGTGGATTAACTAAATGGTTTAAAGAAAGATGGGTAGATATTAGTCGTCCTAAAAAGAAAGGACGCTATCAACCTTGTGGTAGACCTAAAGCAAGAACTGCTAGAGGTGGTTATCCAAAATGTGTCCCTGCTCGTGTGGCAGCGAAAATGTCAGCAGCAGAGAAAAGGTCGGCAGTTCGCCGCAAACGAAGTAAAGCGCAAGGAGTTGGTGGTAAACCAACCTTTGTAAGAACTTTTAAAAAACGGGGAAGCCGAAAGAAAAAGTAGGCATATGAACAAATACGAAATTGTAAGTGAAATCTTACATGTGTTAGACTTATCTAACAAATTTAAACACGCAATAGAACACAGGTTACATATATCTCGACAAATACGAGATAGATTAAAAAATGGGCAGCAATGCCAAGAGCTTTTAGAAAGCATAGGACAATAAAATGGCAAGACAAGGCGGATTTTTAGTTGGACCAAGTATTCATGGAACATCTAAACTAAGAAAACACGTATTAAAAAGAGGACTCACTAGAGACCTTAACGCTGCAGCAGGAACTTACGTAAATACTAAGTCTCCAATGACCACACCAGGTGGTTTTTATGGCGCAGCTCCAAAAGCTATCGGTCCTAGATTCGGCAAGACAGTAACTCCTAAATCAGCGACATTTAGTAAGAAGGGTGCAGGTCGAATTTTACCGAGACGCGGAAGATAAAAATATTACATAGTGACTTTCATAAATTTATGAAAGCAGGACGACTTAATAGAGTCGTGAATATTATTTTAAATGGCACTAACAGCAAGCGAAAAAGCAAGACTAAAAAAAGCGGGTCTAACGAGGCTAAATAAGCCTAAGATGACTCCAAAGCACCCTACTAAAAAAGCTGTGGTTGCTACAAAAGTGAATGGCAAAATTAAAGTTATTCGCTTCGGTGCCCAAGGTATGGGACACAATTACAGCCCAGAGGCTAGAAAATCCTTTAAAGCAAGACATCGTAAGAATATTGCAAGGGGTAAAAAGTCGCCAGCATATTGGGCTGATAAATTTTTATGGGCTGGGAAAGGTAAGCGTAAAAAAATGCCACCTAAATCCCAGAAATATGTTCGTGGAATCAAAAGAAGGAAAAGATGATACCAAAAGTTATAGACAAAAGATTAGCTTGGCTAGAAGGCATATGCCTACAAGCAGAAGATGTTCTTACTCGGCTTAAGCAAAGAGAAGTAGCAGGTATAACTTTAACAACTCGTGAAGAGAATATGGCAGAACTTTGTAGTGCGTATTTATATATGCTACAACTTACTAAAGAATACGGACTTTTTGATTCCGACGACCCTTTTAACTTATTTAACAAAGAGACTTTACATTGATCGAGATAAGCCGTACAGACATTGTACACGACTATCTCATGGACTTAAATCCTGAGAATCGTTTCATTAAACTACCCATTGAAGGGTATCTAGAATTATTAGGAATAAATCCTAATTCCTCCCAAACGGCGATCATTAATGCAATTAATAACCCTAAGTATCGTTTTGTCTGTGCGGCGGTCTCTCGTCGCCAAGGCAAGACATATATTTCAAATATCATAGGACAATTGGTTTGTTTAGTACCAAACTCACACGTGCTACTGATGTCCCCAAACTATTCTTTATCTCAAATCTCATTTGACTTACAGAGAAATCTTATTAAACATTTTGATTTAGAAGTTACAAGAGATAATGCAAAAGATAAAGTTATCGAACTTTCAAATCAATCAACAATTAGAATGGGTTCTATCAATCAGGTAGACTCTGTTGTTGGTCGTTCTTACGATTTAATCATCTTCGACGAGGCTGCACTTACAGATGGCAAAGACGCTTTTAATGTGGCACTTCGGCCAACGCTCGATAAAGAAAATTCTAAAGCAATTTTTATTTCTACACCTCGTGGAAGAAATAATTACTTTGCAGAGTTTTATTACAGAGGTTGGTCAGATGAATTTCCAGAATGGTGTAGTATAAAAGCCACTTATCATGAAAATCCTCGTGTATCAGAAGATGATATTAAAGAAGCAAAGAAAACAATGTCACAAAATGAGTTTGCACAAGAATATCTTGCAGACTTTAATGTATTTGAAGGACAAATCTGGGCATTTAATCATGAAGAATGTACTGCAGATTTAACACAATTTGATACTTCAAAAATGGATGTCTTTGCAGGACTTGACGTTGGTTATAAAGATCCAACAGCTTTCTGTGTTATTGCCTATGACTGGGATGAAGAAAAATACTACTTGCTTGATGAATATCTCGATGCAGAAAGAACAACCGAACAACACGCTGCAGTAATCAGAGGAATGATTGATAAATGGAATATTGATTGGATATACATTGACTCTGCAGCTCAGCAAACTCGTTTTGATTTTGCACAAAACTATGACATTACTACTATTAACGCAAAGAAATCTGTACTTGACGGTATCGGTCATGTTGCAGGAATAGTAGAAAATAATAAACTTATTGTAGACCAAAAATGCAAACATGTGATGATATCATTAGATCAGTATCAATGGGATCCAAACCCTAACCTATTAAAAGAAAAGCCAAAACATGACATGTCATCTCACATGGCAGATGCTTTACGATACGCTCTTTATACATTCGAAACTTCAGCGACTACGTTTTGACAATACCTAATAAAAAACAGTTCTTGACATCAGATGTGACTTTTTGGTATAATTCTAATTAAGAGTATAAATATGAACTTCAAAAGAGATTTAGTTAAATACGTAAGAGACAAGGCTAAATCAAACTATAGAAAAGCAAATAATTGCTATATATGCGGCAGTACTGAGAACTTAGATTTTCATCATTATTACGGACTAACCGAACTACTAGAAACTTGGCTAAGAAAGAAAAATATTATTATTAAGAATGAACAAGACATACTAGAGATTCGTGAAGTCTTTATTGATGAAAACTACGATAAAGTCTATAACGCTGCAGCAACTCTCTGCCATGCTCATCATTTACGACTACACTCAATTTATGGAAAACGACCCAAATTGACTACAGCAGAGAAACAAAGAAATTGGGTCGAGAAACAGAGAGACAAATATGGCATGGTATGACAGGTTTTTAGGAAGACGAGAGGAAAAACTTAATCCTGCTCAATATGTTATTTCCCGTGAAGAGGGAATGACTATTGATTCTCGTGAAATTCCTACTAATTATAGAAATGCATATGAACAACTAGAAATAGTTAATCGTGCTGTAAACATGATTGTTGACGATGTTTCTGAAATTCCTTTCACAGTAGGTGAACAAATAGTAGGAGTTAATAACATCATAAAAAACATGCGTAGATCTAGATTAGATTTACTTTTGAATAAGGAGCCAAATCCTTTTCAAGATGTAAGTACTTTTAAAAGAAACCTAATAATTGATCTACTCATAGATGGTAATAT